CTCGGCAAGAATACCAATACCGCAATAGCTGGCCATTACAGAGGAAACAGATACAACGGCTGTGCCATGCATATACAACGCAGCACCAGTAAACCCAACGGCACGACAACCAGAAATAACCACATCACTATAGATATTGAAACCATGTACGTTTTGCAGTGGGTGTTGTTCGGTTACATTGCCATTAGCAAAACAGTTAGTAAATGTCATGTATTTACCAGCCAACATAAATGAATGTGATCCGCAGAGGCTTGCTACACACTGGGAGAGATACATATATTCACAGGTATTAGCAACCTCAAAACCGATACCATCAACTGTATCAGCCATACACCTATCAAGCCATACAGCCACACAGGCTTTAAAGGTGAACCCGACATTATAAAGCTGATGTATATGTCCCTCAGTCCGTCCACCTTCTGCCTCACAATGCCGGAGCTGGATGCCTCTGCAGTTTTCAAAGCTGAACAAAGGTGCATTCGGCTGCGTCCGGATCGCGTCGATTGTCACATCATCTAAGAAAATGAATGCCAGGGCTTTTGTCATGTGTACACCGGTGCCCATTACATCAATACCATAGCACCGATGGATATAAGTATTTGTATAGCTAATGTTGTTTTCTTCTTCATCCTGACCAGTAATATCATCAATGAGATGCAAGCAATTGTAGGCTTTCACATCGTCAATATAAATAAACTGGGCATTCTGAGCAAGATTAAACTGAATAGCTGTATAGTTTTCACCTCTGACAATAAAATTGTCAATTGCAACGTGACCATGAGCAATGGTGAACAGAGTCTCAGCGCTGGCCTTGATCTCTGTTTCCTCGCCCATCAACTGCCGGCCCTCCGGGATCGTAATATTACCGAGCACATAAGCTGCGGACCGTTTCGGGAACCGGACAACCGGCGAAACTGCCATAGCATTCATCACGGCCTGTGTATTGTCCGTTGTTCCGTCTGCTTTTGCACCATAGGCCAGAACATTAGAGATATCCTCCAAAAGTGCCCCGTACAGCCCATTAGCGAGCGGGAATGATGTTTCAGTCGTGGTAATCAGGAAAAGCCCCTGACCCCCGTCTCCGGCCTCATAATAACCGGCAGTCTGGACCAGTACACCGGCACGGAGTTCTGTATCTGCCAGCATTGCAACGGTGGTATCTTCCTGCTTAACAAAACCGGAGTAGTTAGTCAGCAGCTCGGCAAAGGTTCCGTCATCAACCATAGATTGCAACTGGTCATGAATCTGCTGTGTCATGTTTTCATCCATTGCGTCAATGGCTGCACTAAGCTGTTCCAGTGCGGAATGAATATCTACATTGTCAGAAAGAAGTGTTTTGAGCTTTTCCAGAATCCAATCAAGATTGAGTTCGTGGAAATTGGTATAGGGGAACTGATGGGAACCGTAAAACATATTTATTACCTCCTCAATATACTAACAGGCAAAACCTGTATATATAATCTTTGATAATTGCATCATAGATATTAAATAAAGCAATTTCTCGTTCCTGCTTGATCATTTCCTGTGTGGTGGTTACACCGATGTTCCCGTGTGCTCTAAGTGTATGTGTCCCATTGTTGGTATCAGTAATCGTCTGACCGTATGTTTTAGCGCTGCTAACGTTTTCGGTTTTCCCGAATTGCGTTACATCGGTTTCAACCTTGCCGTGCGTCAAACTGCTGTTCCCGGTCCCTATATCCTGACTCTGATCGACAAGGGCTGCGGAATTAAAACCAGCGATTTTGTGCAGAGTGTCCGAGCTGCTGGTTGTTCTGTCTGTCCCGCTGTTGGTCAGTGTATCAGTTTCGGAGCCTCCCTCTGTTCTTGCAATCTGCTCCGAATCAGCACCACCATGTGTAGTCATTCCGCTGCCGGTATCAGTTCCGGTTTCATTTCTATCATAGTTTTCAATAGGGTTATATTCATACTGTGTAGTTTCGTAAAGGTGCTGCCAGATGTGTAGTTGTTTGTGACTCCATACACCTATCAGATTTTTCAGCACATCCGGATTTGGGTATAACACTTCCAGTTCTGCCGTTTCCGCTAACAGGTTTTCGATTAGTGTTTCCCGGTCCAGCGCATCAGGAATAACCATCAGATTGAATATGGTGTTGTCAAACTCATACAGGCCGAGCGTTGACAGAGTCGCCTCCCTGCTCATTGGTTGCCACCTCCTCCGGATCATGTCGCCAATCTACACTGATACTGGTTCCAAACATTGAATTAGTTTTCTCTGCGCACTCTTTTAAGCTGTCCAGCCACAGCTCACAGCGGGTGGTGGTTTCCACGTTATTAGCGTTTACCTCATCCGTCACCAACCGCTCCCGCTTGTCAGTGTTCGCGTTGGGAATGCCAATCTCCGTGTCAAATTGCGCCATAATTTTACGCATATCCGATATTACATCGGAGACAATATAGTTTTGCCCGATATTCTGTTGAAAAGGTTCCCAGCTCTGCTCACCGTCTTCCCGGTAAAGATGTTTATCAATTACTACGCAAGGCTCCCCGGATGCCACTCTGTCAAACAGTTTTTTGTAACTCTCTGCAGTGGCCTTGCTGTCAGCCGGGAACACAAAAGACAGATGCGAGTTTAACAGGTTTACGCCAGCGGTTTCTGCACACAGTGCGAGCATATCAGCATAATAATTGATTAGATCGTTAATACCTCCCCAATCTGGCTGAAGTTTAAATACAGTGCAGTCTGTACCAATGCGGGGTTGCAATGCCCCTTTAAGCAGTGGATTTGTAATAATCAGGTTAGTCGGCTGATAATAGATATCATAGCCATACGGCGCGCCGGCCTGACAGATCACACCGAATTTATCGGTTTCCACTACTCCGATAAATCCCCAGGCATACAGCACATAAAGGAAATAGTCACGGTTCCATGTTTCCGGCAGCTTCCAGCGGAAAACCGATATAGCTTTCTGGAAAAGGTACCGTCTGAAAAACCTCTGCAAATCAGAATTTTTCACATGAATCGTTGACGGAGAGAACGAGGCATTAAAAACATTTATATAGTCATATTCGGCTGGAATGCCATAGCCTATATTTTGCGTAACGGGCATTTTAACTGTTTCCTCCTTTGTGCAAATGTTAGCAGGATCATTAGCAGCGTGTCTTCCTGCCCATCAGGGACCGGGTAATCACTGGCTGGCTTTGGCGGTCTGGGTGTAACAGGGTCCGGCGCATCTGATCCGGTGAACAGGTTATACCAATAACGTGCATTGGTTCCACGGTAACCGAGGCCCCCTGCATTGCGCTCATATCCGCGCTGCCATGCTTCCGCGAGTTCTTCCGGGCTGTTTGTGGATGCCACATAGGTTGCAAAGGTGTAATGGTGTCCATTGACGGTGACCGGATTAAAAAATCCGTACTGGTCATCAAGCTGCCATTCACCGCGCAGCCTGTAGCATTGGGTGTATCCGTCATACCAATTATATTGATTTCGGATGGCATACGCAACCAATTTTTGCTGTTGGCCTGTGGTGGTCTGTGTGTATCCATCCCATTGCACTAATCCGATGCCATACCCTCCCCCGGTTTCTAGATAGTATTCGGCAAAAAAGTTTTTCATCACAGCATTTGGCAGTGAATCAAGATCAGTACCAGAATCCGGAAGACGGCTCCGATGCGTCTGCTGGATCATTGCAGGGTTTATAGTTGATTCTGCTTGCATATTTCCAAGCATTCCGCAAATGGCTTGAAGGCTCCACCCTTCCAGAATGAAAAATGATTTGATGTTGTTTGCGTTTGTAATCTGTTCCGCTGTTGGTGGTTCTGTTCCAGTGCTCCATGCACCTATTCTCAAACTAGGGGAGATATGAAAACCGTTGTATAGCATCGGGTTACTAATCATTCAAAAAAGAACCCTCCCAACATCATATTAACTATTTCATCTTTTTCGGCCTGTGTCCGCGGAATGGTATCAGGGACCGCAGCACATTTGATATAGCCTGGAAGTGTGTTGACGGTCCGGACCTGACATAATGGGCGCCCAAGCTCGGCCCGGTCCTCATCAACCAAAACTGTATACTTTACGCTAACCATAGGGATTACGATATTTGATACAAAGGATCCATTAACACCCTCGCTTGATGGTGTAGTGCCAGCAGCTTCTAACACATTGCCAACGCTTGAAAACACATTTGAAAGGCTGTTGAATGGTTTTTGGATCGCGTTGCTGATTGTTTTAATTCCTGCTCCAATGATGCCGAGAAAATCCGGTGTAATCTGTGAAAGCTGAATCGGAACCCCGAACAATGCAACCGATTCGGCAACAACCTTGCCATCCAATGAAACGCGCAAATGTCCCTTTCCCGTCAAATTATCTACATACACATAACCAGACAGCGCGCCAGATACATAATAATCTGGATTTATTGGAATAACCCCAAAAGGCGGAAGTCGTAATGCAATATCAGTGTACGGGGCATGATTTAAATAATTGCCACGGGTTGCGGCCTGTGGGTGGGCAGGAATTGTCCCGGTGATGGGTATTGCTGTAATATAATCGGATATCTTTGTTGCTGAAAACGTGTTTGAGTCTAAATCCCAATATCCGATAGTCACCCCGCTGCTGCTGCCTCCAATTGCATACGGAAACCATATACACGATGTTATATAGTCGAGTGGTTTTACCAGCGTTTTAGCGACTGCCTGTGATATCTGCTGCGTTGCGGTCATGGTTGCCGGGAAACCATTATCAGTCAGAAAGGTATCCGACAACAAATAAGCCATTAAGGACCGCAATTGAGAAGGACTCATTGCATAATATGTTACTGCACCACCGGCCTGACTGCCTCCGGTTTTGTCAATAATGCCCAGAACATAAGTACCCCCAGACGGTGCAACCCCGTACCAAGATGTAGCAATCGGGATATCCTGTGCCTGTAACGTTGTTTTGCCGGGATAAAGATTGTCACTCACTTCTCCGTCAAAATCTGCATCCGCTCGCTCCACATATACAGACAACGCTCCAATAAGGTCCCTATTGCTGCTCATGGGGTCCACCTTCATGTGGACCTCCCACAGGTTATTGATTGATACAATATCAGTGATATAGTAATATCTGCCGAAAGCAGATATCAAGGCATAATTATATCCCGACAGGTTCGCGGCCTCAATCAGCACCACAGGAGTTAGCACCGAGCAGCCTTCTTTCAGAACACCGCTGAAAGTGGTCCCGGCCCCCGTTGGCCTTTTTGTTGAGTTGATGCGTTTATCAACTCCGCTGTATAGTACAATATCCATTTAACCCTCCAAATAAAAAGAGGGAGGGGAAACCCCCTCCCCCATTCGGGATCAGTCAAGCAGGAAGACAACACCTTTCTCAGTATTATCGGAGAAGCAGCGCAACCGCATATTGTACCACATATTACGGTATTCACCTCTCGGATTTACGGGAGTGGGAATAACGTTCTGATGGATCATAGCCCAGCCCATCGCGTCCTCATCGAACAGAAGAGCGAACACACCGGACTTGTTGACAGCTTCGCCCACAGTAGCAACACCGCTTGTATTGGTATAAGTCGGAGTCACCATAACTTTATCAGGAGTATCGATGCCCTGCCAGAAATTCAAGGTTTCAACATCGGCATACTTCAAGTAGTTATCATGGAAAGCATCAGCCAGAACACGGGCATCCATCTGATAACGATCCTGACCAAGCATATACATTTTCTGTTTGTTGTACGGAGTATGACGAGGAACCGGCTTGCTATTGATTGTAGTCTGATAGCGGATACTCATTTCCCGCATCAGGCTTGCAACGCTGGCAATCCTGCCATACACCCAGCGCATAAAAGCGGGATAGTTTTCTGGCTGCATAACAGTAGTTGCGGTAAGCTCCAGCCCGGTCAGTGTGTTATACTCGCTCAGGAGATGCACCACACGGGAGCTGTTATTCTCCGTAAGCAGCCCGCCGATAAAGTTAGCAACAAGCCCACGGCTCAGATTTTCCTTTGCCAATTCCAGCTTGTTAGACATATCCGTGGTGATCATGCTAAGGAACTGACCAAATTCAGTGCTGTTACGGAAAGCAGTTTCAAGCTGATCTTCAAATACGGTGTAGTGATCACTGAAAACAGACTGCCCAAGGAAATTTGTCTGGATAAACTCACGCTTGCGAATGATCCAGGGATCCACGCTCAGACCGTCACCAGTGGGCGGGTTCTGGGAGCCGTCAAAGGTGACAGGATACTTATATGCATCGTTGTCTTTCCAGTCGCTGGCAACAATGTTAAACTTCCGCATATAGGCTCCCCATGTGGGCAAATCCTTTTCAAGCCCTCGCATGGTAGCGGAGTAAGGCCGGATAGAAAATATTGTCCGGGCCAACACTTCTGACAGGGTATTAAAGATCACATCTTTCCCCAGCGTCAGGGCGGTCTGAGCCGTTGAAATGAAATCAGCTTCCGTGTTAATAACGCTGGTTCTGCCGGTGGCCTGTTGCACCATACTGTTAAGCACAGTGCTACTCTGCTGAAAAGTGACAGTGTTCACACTCATTTTGTTATCCTCCTCTTAGGTTCCATCTCTTTCATAACCTGCAACATTTCCTTTAGTGTTTCCACTAATTCCTTTAATATAATACACAAATTATACATTTTCTGTCAATCCTTCCGTTATAATTTAAAGTGTTATTTAACTCAACGTAACATTATTCCCATAAGACCACTTATAATCCCATGAAGCATCAGCATTTACTGTAAGATTCGCACCGGAAGTCCCCCAGAAAACATTATTGATAAGGATTGCCGACCTCTGCCATGACGCTTGCCCTGTATATGTAAGATATGCCCCTGCCGTGTTTGATTTGTTGATACATTGACAATTTATTAATGTCAGTTCTTCCGTTCCGCTTGTATTCCATCCGCTATGGCAGAACAATGCACCAAGTGATGAAGCACCAATGTTCGGATCAACTTGATTCAAAACAAACTCGCAGTTAACAAACCGAATATCACTGCCGTCAGAAATACCCATGCCAACGGCCGGACCTGCTTCGGAATAGAAATGACAATTCTCATAGAATGTTACGGATGCACCAAAGTCATTATGAACCGCATACGAATAGACCTGTGCGCCATCAACTGTGTGATTCTCTATAGTGTTTCGGAAAGTAAGATTTTTTATGATTCCATTCGTCCAAATATTCGCCGCACAGTTTTCGTATTTTGCTGTGTCATCTTCGATGATACAGTTCATATCATCAACGCCGATCAAAGATATATACCGTCTTGATATACCTTTCAGATCAATTCGTCCGTATTTGCCCGGCATAATGATAATAACACGTTGATTTGATGCTGAATCGTTTGTAATGCTATCAATAGCATCTTGTATAGAAGTAAAATCACCCTGTCCATTTGCATCCACAATGATATACGGATTTGTTGATTGACTGCCGCCGCTTGCTTTATATAATCCATATACATATTGGGACGGCGGTGTCCCGTCACAGATCATGGCAACATATTCTTCAGATGCTTCGAGCTCAGTAATATAAACATCAACATCTGTTGCAAATGTTACTGTATTATAGTCCGTTCCGACAGGAACATTCTCAAAAGGTTGGCTTGATGTTCCGCCGCTATCAACCACATACGAAAATCCTGAAGCGATTCGCCTGTAATAATATGTCCCGGCAGGAAGTGAAAACTTCGGTATAATTGCATACCCTGAAACGGATGTGGTTGATATAATTCCTGCCGCAGAATAGTAATACCCCGTTTCAGCTTTTGAATTGTCAATATACTGCCGTTTCAGATTTTCAGCATTGATTATAGATGCAATATCATTATCAATAGCAATTATATCATTTTTTATATCCGTTCCGGTATAATCGTCAAAAGTTAACGTACTAATTGACGGAACTAATGTCGCACCTCCATTGATTGCAATCCATGTTGCGCCATTTGGTACAATCAATTCAAGCCCAAGATACGTTACATTTTCCGTATTATCTGATTTCTTTATAAGATTATTGTTGTTATCAAAGAACATCCAAGGCCATGTCCATGTTCCACCGGAACAATCAACAACCAATCTGCTACCCGGAGTTACAGATGTATGTAAAGCCTTAAAAGAAGAACTGGCAGTAAATGCACCATTCGATGTATAGTATCCGGCTTCCATTGTCAATTCTTGTTTCGTTACAGTAGCGGCTTTTTTCATTTTTTCTTCGCTTATTTCTGCAACAACACCTTTAAGCGAATCACACGCATACACATGGGCGTTACTTGTTGTCGGCGTTGAAATAATCAAATACGTTGCTGTTGATGGAACTTTGACAAAATACGTTCCTGCTCCATAAGTCGCACCAACTTTGTTACTTGTGCCAAATGTTGGGACAGATGCAACCGTCTGAAATTGGAATCTGTCATCAGATATAATCTTCAAAATATTCCCCGCAACAACAGTATATTTCAGCAGTTTATAGCTTGCATTTGAAGAGCACAATCCATCTGATTCATTTAATCTCCACCCACTTACTGTTGTCAGGTCGGTTCTTTCTGTTTCGTTGTATAAATCATCACCAATAATCGTCAAAGCGCTCTTTAACTCATCAACATCATCAGCTTTTCCTTTAAGGTTGGCATCTAACTTTGCGTAACTAATCGCGCCATCCTGCACCGTTGTGGTGGCCTCAGGATGGGCAGCCAGCCAGTTATTAACGGCTTCGGTAACACCCTCGGAAAACTGGCCCTCAATCGCTGTGATTCGTCCGTCAAGCTGCTGGATTGCAACAGCAATAACTTTATTTTGTACAGGGTTTTCGCTGGTCAGAGATAAAGCCCCATCAATCACAAGCTGAACCGGAACATATGCAACAGGAACAGGCATCGACAGATTTTCGACTTCCTGTAATCCTGTAGCCTGTGCCACTGCCGGATTTACAAAATCGCGTATCTGCTGAAAATCCATTTAAATGCTCCTCTCTTTAAATGTCGGCCTAATAATCTGAGCAATAGCATCTTCTGCGGTAGGTCCCTGATTGCCACCGGGCACCACGCTCTGAGCAATTGCGTTGGCCTGTATCGCGCTGGTCAACTTTGCCATGCTCTGCATCAAATCGCGCATGGTGGGCTCATTTTCTGCCGGAGCGGGAGCCGGATCAGGAACAGGCACAGGGTCCGGAGCTGCCGGAGCGGGAGCCGGATCAGGAACAGGCACGGGGTCCGGAGCTGCCGGTGCTTCCATTTTTTCAATATCTTCCTTTGTGTATCCTGCTGCAACCAGTGTTAAAATTTCCTGCATCGTCATTGTTAAACCCTCCCAAAATAATTTATAATAGCTGTTAGTGCTTCCAGATATTCCTTGTCAGTTGATGCATGATCCCTGATAATGTGTATAGCCTGTTCAATATTTGTCGGTTTACTGTCACATTCATAGGTCAGATATTTACAGAGCCCAACATGAGTAAACCCATCCAGCACCCGATAGCCCACACCGTCCCGGCGACTCGTTCTTGTGCTGTCACGTACTGCCAGCGCACCACCTCCAATGTAGATTCCAACATGAGATGCATTGCCCAGATTGTCATGATATCCTCGCGCCACCTCCCCGCCGTCATGCTTTACGATAAACACCCAAGCCCCCAGCGGGATGCATCCATATACGGTCCGGCACTCTTCCAGCGTCCCGCGCCATGAAAGAGCATTTCTCCACATACTATTAGATCCCTTCCAATTATAAGGCTTCCCGCTGCTATTCCTGATGCCCAGATCAGAAAGGACTCGTTCAACAAATCCCTGACAATCCAGTTTATCATAGGGAACACCCGTATATATTTCAGATTCTGCCTGATGGGCGAACTCTTCACCCGTTGCCATTTAATTTTCCTCCAGCTTATCTAGTAACTTCTGAATCACCAGAGTATTATTATTTATGGCCTCTGTCACACTTCTTTCCTGATCCGCAATAGCTCCGGAAAAGGTGACTTTCAGATCCGTTATTGTCTGCGTGAGCTTTTCACTCTCTTCCCGGTGAGCTTTTTGTTCGTTCTGTAACATGATAAACATACCAACACAGGCAGCAATAGGAAACCCCACCGTCTGAATAATTGCCAGAATATCCTGCACCGTCATCACCTCCATAATATGAAATGGTGAGCGCGTTTTGTGACTGTGCAGAGTCGCGCCCGCCCTTCCGAGGCTTGCACCGGGCAACGCGCCCACCAGTTATTATATTACCTCATGCATCCCAAACGCGCAAGAATATTTTTTCAGAAGTGACATCCTCAAAATCAATCTTTCCGCAGATGTACGCATCCCAGTGCGCCCGATAGGCTTGCATATAATATAACTTGTCACTGTCCGACAGCGTATATACCTTATTAAATACCCCAGACAGGTGAGTCGTTGCATATAGCCGTAACTCCGATTTATGCCGATATATGCACAACTCACCAATCATACACACCGGGGTATATTCAGCCAGGGGCCGGGGCCGTACGTGCTGCCGGTTAACGTTAAAATCATTATCGAGTGCCATGCTGCTAAAATCGGTGCCCTCCGTCAGGTTATACAATGCTGTTTTGCTTTTCCGTCTGCTGATAGGGGACCTATGCAGCATAATTAGCTGAATGCCTCTTTTCTCATCCGTCCAGCGGTCACTATTCCCCCTCTGCATCTTATCTGCTATCCGGATCAGGCTCAGTGACTCAAAAACCGGATTGGTGATATCATTTGCATTTGCAAGACATAATAACTGCATAGGCTGTTTGCCTTTTAGTTCCCGGTTCCGGTTCATGGTTTCATATGCATTAAATAAAGCATCTGCCTCATTTTTCAGCAACCGCTCATGTTTCTCCGGGATAAACTCATCATAAATCAGCAACCGGATATCTGACGCATCAAACCCCCGCATATTGGACAGGGTGGAAAGCGCACAGGTATAACCCACCGGCGAGCGGTGCCCTTCCTGATCCTCTGTATAATACTCCGAATTATATTTGCTTATGCTATGAACTCGGATATCCCAGCCAAGATCATCATTAAGAGGCTTGAATACTGAAAATTCCGGTTTACTGATCAAATCAGCCTGTGCTTGTGTGCGCCGCATCAGCATAAACCTCACATCATCCTCAACCGCGCTTTTGAGAGAGGTGTAAGTTTTGCCGGTTCCCCGCCCACCAACACAGAAATTAAAAGGGTATCCCTCTGACAGGATACCCCGAATATTTACATAACCGTTTTCGTCGTAGATTCTCATGCCAGATCACACACAAGGAACTCCCGACCGTTGCGGGACCGCGCGGAGTTAACAGCAAACTTTGTGGGGGCCTCTTCTCCGGTGTCTTCGTACATAGCGAGAATATCAAGGAAGTTACGAATAAAGGTTTTGCTGTTGGTTGCGTAGATACCGCCGGAAGTGGTCATCATGCTCAATACAATGCTGATTTCTGCCGTCTCGGAATTGGTATCCTTGTAGACAATGTAGTGCTGAACGTCCAACACTTCGCCTTTAGCATCAGACATTTTCCGAACCGAGGAGCCTTTAGTCATGTTGTACAGGTCTTTTGCAGTGAGTCCGTCCGTCCGTTTGATGATTTCCATTGTGTTTGCCTCCTTGTTTTGTAGTGTGTTTTTGTTACCCCGTTGGGGTATAATAATTATATTAAATCATATAATAATTGTCAAGATATGATTTTGCATATCTTATAATCCGCATATATTCCCCCGTGATCCCTAACGTATACTCTGACGGAATGATAGAAACGTTTGAAGTAATCGGCAACAGATGCCCGTCAATCTCCACCTGATGTATTTCAGGTTCATCGTTATATACCGCAGCCGTTCCCCCGGCCTCCCGAAAGATAAACCCTTCTTTAAATGCTGGTAAGCCTCCATACTTGTCAAGCTCAGGACCTCCAAGTGTTTTATTGACTCCCGCAATAGTACAATGTACTGGCCCGCCCACGGTTTCGCAGTATGCGTATTTTTTCGCACCCAGCGTTTTAAACTCCGCATATGCAACCCCGGTATCCGGATTGTCTTCACTCTCAAACACCCCCATATAATGTCTCTTGCCTTTGGCATCGTCCGCATAGGCTCCCGATTCTATACACTCTGCCACCCTGGCCTTATTATAATCTGTCCAATCCACCTCACCCGTATATTTTACCGAGTCAGTATCACAGTAAATAAATTCTGCTCCCGGTGTATCATGGACCAGTCTTATCCCTTCTTCCAGTGCTGCGCGACTGTGAGCGGTTACCCACACACCCCACTGGTAAGCAAGAAACGCCTTTTTGTTGGAATCTTCCAGAATAGCCTTCTCAATCTGCTTTATCTGCTCTTCTTTTTCCTCATATGAAATCCGGTCATCCATGACAACCTGTGTTATTGCTGTTTCGTAATCTCCCACCTGTTGAAAAATCTGCTTTGCCTTCACTGGATCCTGTGCCATCATTCCATAAAGAGAGTTTAAAAGCGCTTTTGCTTTATCGTAATAAATACGTTGCTCATCATTTCCTTTTAACGCTGTTTTGTCCCGATAATAGCTAATCACCTCATCAATCAGAGGCTGCGGGAGAGGCTTATAACTGCTATACCATCCTTGTAATATAATCAGCTCGCCGTCATATTCCTGCAATATAATCTTTAAATCTATGTCAGTTATTGTTGTTTCAAGATATTCCGCACTGAGTATTCTTCCATTATCCACCGTATCAGATGCATTGTGCAAATTCCGGCATTTATCCCTGCTCAGATATGGGCAGCCCCAGAAATAATCCTTTAGTTTCAAGTTTTTGATACCTACCCGCAGCAATAGCGCTTTATGCCGGATAGTTATGCAGCGAGAAACATATTCTAGATTTAGGTCGCTTTCAAGTATTGGGATAAATATGCTCATTGGATAATTGCAGTTGCACATGACGGCTGGATAAGAAGAAGAGCGATCCGCGCTGTGGACATCCCGAACAATATCACCAGAGAAAAATCTATTTGCATGGGTATTTCCTCCACGGAATGCCTCGCGCAGAGCCTTATATAATTCATAATCGGGAACAATGCTCTTCACAAAGTTATGGTGTATGCCGTTTCGCATCGCTCTTTTCGCGTTGCGTCTAACATATCCTGTACTAGTCAGGGGAATGGTAAACAGTGTGTCGCCATCTCGCGCCATTAAGGCTTGAACTGCCTCAACTAGTCCCCAGACATCATTTATACAATATTCAAGCTGCCGATCTGTTAGAGAAGTCCATGGATAGCGTTTTTGTGAGTAGTCGAACTCTTCACCGGATAATTTAGAATGTTTCACGTGAAACGCTGCTGTAAATTCCTTTAGACTCATGTTAGTTAGTCGATAAGCATCCCGAAATTCAAAGCAGTGATGCATATCACATTTTAGAATCTTACGGGAGGCAATGGCAAAAACATCGTCAGGAAGAAATTCATAAACCCCCTTTAAAAACTGAAATTCAAAAGACAAGTTATGCACATAGACAACCAACCACGTATCATCCGGGAGGGCTGAATGGATCCGCTTTTGTAAATCCGTAAACTCGGACCAGTAACGACCAATAACAGTGGTATCATTCCCAAACTGCCATTGCCATATGTACATTATTGACTGCTGGTTGTCGAGTAGGGTTGTCTCAATGTCAAATGCTGTCACAATATTCAGATAATTACGCTTGTTTCCTCCATGATTCCCACGGGGCCGCTTTACAAGCTGGATGCCGGAGAAAAATTCCTGTGGATTAAACTCTGCACAGTTTATAATCATAGGATCAGCCACCCAACGCTTTTATAACATTCTTGAAACTCATTCCACGAACCTTTGGGATTTCCTGCAACCGGTCCGCATAGGGGAGGAGCTGCGGGAGCCTCTTTAGCCATGTGTTCGCCTGACGGTTACTTAATTTGCTAAGCATATCACCGAGAGCAAGAGCCTTATCTGATCCGTATACTATTTTATTTTTCCGCATACCGTCCAGCACCTGCATGGTCATGTCATAATTTGACGCATTCAGATTTAGCCCTTGTTTCTGCCATGTTTCAATAGTTTTTGTCTTTATGGACTCCTGACCGGAAACAGTAGATTGACGAGCACCCAAAAATTTCTTAAGCTCGGAAAAGGCTTTAGGAAGATCTGCATCTGAAATATCCCGTAACTTCTTAAAACCTTCTTTGTGCTCTGCCAAAACTTTTGATTCTGGATATGATTTTGCCAACCTTGCTATACGCTTTTGGGCCGTGTCCCTCATGCGGGTGTATTCAGCCCGCAGAGCTTTACGGTTTTCATGCAACATGGTTTCCGCACCCTGGACAGAATACCAATCCTCCGAATATTTAAATTCAAATTTTGCCATCCTGATCCCTCCGGTCTAAATAATCACGAATAGCTGCCGAAATTACTGCCGATCTGTTCAAACTCTCACGCTCGCACAAGAGCTTGAAACGCTCATACAATGAAACAGGCAGGGAGATAGAAATAATCTCCCTGTCAGCTCTGCGAGTTGTAGTGTTCCGGTTACCAGTTTCCATTGTAATTTTCCTCCATCATGTAAATATGGGCACCCTCTGCCAGCTCCATTATAACTTGCCGATCATGCTCAGACAACCGAGAATCGTTAGAAGCACAACGCATAATCAGGTCTAAAATCTCATGCCCGGCACGGAAGCCATAGGCAGGACAGGATAAGATTCTGTTTGTGTAAAAATCAAGCATCTTTAGCCATCCTTTCTACATCATCTGGAGTAATGCGCCAGTAGGAAGAGTAATCTTTAGCCATGCTCATCAAATCCAATCTTCTGGCCCGGATAACTTCCTGCACAGCAATGATTCCGGAAATCTTGCCAGCCTGTTCTATTATCCGTTCTTGAACAATTTCACGATGCACAGTATCTTCGAGAGTCTTTCCTTCTTTAGCATCAATAGCAGCCCGTTCGGCAACCAAACTATCTAATTTCTTCTGTTCTTTAGCAGTCAAAATTTGCACAAGCAACAGAAGATAAGACAGCTCCCATGCAGATACCTTGGAAATATCCGCACACTTTTCCTTATCAAACCGGATTTGTTCATTAGTTGCGTCCGGATCAAGAGCCAGCAGGAATTTAACAGCATCACCACCTTTTACAAATGGGATAGTATTCTGGACAAAGTATCCACCTTGTAAATTCTGCGGAACCTTTTCACCATCCTGATTTTTGATGTTTTCCAACA